ACCTTACTTGGGGTCATAAAGGGTAAATAATGCTAACACTTATCTCTACTGCGCTATCTTTCTTAATGGGTGGTTTGCCCAAACTACTAGATTTCTTTCAAGATAAATCAGACAAAGCGCATGAGTTAGAACTCGCTAAGATGCAAACAGAGCGAGAACTACAGATGCTAGAGCGTGGCTATATTGCACAAGCCAGGATCGAGGAGATACGCACAGATCAGATACAGATGCAGACACAAGCACAAGAACGCTCTGCTATGTATCAACATGATATAGAGATAGGCAAGGGTGCAAGCCAATGGATCATTAACCTAAGAGCTTCTGTACGACCTGTCGTAACCTATTTATTTGTATTGCTACTTATCATCGTAGACATAGCGTCTATCTGGTGGGCATGGTCTAGCGGTGTAGCGTTTGCCGAGGCTATTCCTATGGTGTTCGATGCAGACGAAATGCAGATACTTGCTTCTATTATTGCCTTTTGGTTCGGTACGCAAGCCTTTGCTAAGAAATGATTGACCATAAAGTCATTGAGATGATTACGCATCATGAGGGTTGCAAGTTGCGCCCTTACCAATGTCCAGCACTACTATGGACTGTAGGCGTAGGTCATGTTATAGACCCAAACCATGCTAGAGTGCCACTCGCAGAACGAAAGGCTCTGCCTATCCCTAGTGGATGGGATAGAGTCCTTACAATGGGAGAAGTCGATGAAATTCTTGCTAAAGATTTGGCGAGGTTTGAAAGCGGAGTACAGCGATTATGTCCTAGTGGTCTTAATCCTGGTCGCTTTGGCGCACTTGTATCATTCGCCTTCAATGTTGGACTCGGTAATCTCCAAAATTCTACCCTTCGGATGAAACACAATCGAGGCGAGTTTGAATCTGCTGCAGATGAGTTTATGAAGTGGAATAAAGCTGGCGGTAAAGAACTAAAAGGACTTACTACTAGACGCAAAGACGAAAGAGCTTTGTACCTCTCATAGAATCTTGCCATACTTAAACAAGGTGTTTTTATCTACTAAAAATGCTTTCTTGGATCGGGTGTCTCCGTTGCCAACAAACTCAACATATTGCAACTTGCAGTCAAAAATACACTTAAATATATTTTTGATTGGCATAATCACAAACATCTCTCCATCATAAAACACCCAGTAATCTGCGGTGCTTGCCATCAATCCAGATGGTTTCCCATACATCTCAATCTCTACGACAATATTCCTAGTTTCACAACTCATCGGATCGTATTTTACCTCTACCGATTTGTCTATTTCTGGAATCCAAATATCATACCCTTTGTAAGCGTTTATAAGGCTTGCTGATGGGTATTTCTTGCGTAGGATAGATACAACCCTATCCTCTATCTCTAAACCTCTCTGAAGGTCTTTATTAAAGCTCATAAAGCTACCCTAATCGGTAGGGGGGTAGCACTCCTTGTGAAAGAGTGGCATTGCGCCATGTGTCCCGATCTGACTCTTTTCTTAGTTACAAATTAAAAAGGTATTTCATCATCCTGAATCTTAGGCATCTCGTCATCGCCACGAGCTTTAAACGCTTTCTGTTCTTTAGGCTTGCCAACAGAAACGCTCATATACTTGCCCTTCTTGCCTTCTTTTATCCAGGCACTCAACCAATGCTCTGTGCCATTAATCATAATTGAGCCATTGTAATCAGGATGTTTTTCTGTTTCTTTGCGCTCATTCTTAAACAGCGAACCGCTACCATCTTTCATTTCGTAAGCCATCATTTCCTCTCTTTCAGCTTGTTAATAGTTTCTTCCACTTCTTTCAGGAATTTCTTTACTTCTACTTCCATGTTGTCAATGTATTCCTGATCTCGATTGACACGCACTACAAACAACTGCAAATCCTCTGGCAGCCTAGGATCATAACTAACAAAATCACACCACTCTGCGCCTGTACAAGCCATCTGTGCCATCATCTGCGGTATGTGCTTGCTTGGTGCTTTGCCTTCATCCATCCAATCTAGGTGGGTTGTAGTATTCGGGCATTTAATTTCAACCAACCCTTTCCCCACAATCCCATCTGGACTACATCCAAACAATTCTACATTAGGATGATCTACAAATGCAACCTGAGATACATCGTTGTTTGTATGCAACTCATAAACAACCCTTGCTAACGCTTCATTGGCAATACCCCATTCTATTGCTGCATTGGTAAACGACTCACTAGGCTTACCTGTTAGCCTTTGGGCTACCAACTCTATGCGGTAGTTCCTACGACTAGCAGACTCACCAGACTTGCCCTTAGACAACACATCCGCTACTCGGCTTGCAGTAACCTTACCAAGCCGTAGCTTATGCCAATCGTCTGTGCCTTGCACAATCGCATCCTCATAGCCTGGTTGAAATGGTGCTTTCTCCAAGATTTCTTTATATGCTTCTTCTCGATCACTTGTAACAAAAGTAGTCATTAGTGCGCTTTCTTAATGTCGTTATCAATCACATCGGGCTGGATAGATTTAGCCAAGTCAGCAGCTAAGTCATAACAAAACCCACTCCCTTCCACTTCTACCATAATAAACGAACCAGTTTGCTTTAACTTAATGGTAGCCTCAGACTCCTCGTCAAACTGGCTTGTCATAATTTTCTTTCGCAAGCACCTGTAAAGTTCTAGACATTTCTTCTGTCGTTTTAGCTGCTTTCTCTGCTTCTTTCCAATTACCAGTAAGAGTGTGTTTATAAAATAAATTTAATGCTAATTTTGCATCTAGGTACGCTTCTGAAAAATCAATCATTTTTTTACTCTCTTTATACTATTAGTTGTTCTGTCAATTACTTCTTTTGGGTGGCAACGCTGTTGATCTAACATTTTAAACATATATTCAGAACTACAGTCATCACACGCAGTACACCTTTCAGACGATCCTCGTTGATAGTATTTCCAATCCCTATATTGCAAGCGATTAAAGAAACAGGCTGGAAACCACTCATTCTCTATCGTCATCTGAAATAGGCTCTTGGTTGTCTTTGCGGATTAACTGATTTTCTGTGCCATTAATAATCCATTGGTCTAAAAACTCATCTGACATTAGATCGACTGCGCCATTCCAGCCTTGCATAAAATAAAACTCAGCAACACGAACATAGTCTGTTGGTAGGTCTTGGTCTAATATCAGCTTATTAAAAGCTTGGCGAGTAAATTTATTTGTTATCATTTTGGGCAACATCATCCAAAGTTTTATTAAACTTAGCTCTTAAATCTGCCCAGCGCTGCCTAACTTCTTCTTTCTCACTTGCGGGCACATAGTTGTACAACAGTCTCCAACGCTTAGTAATATCTGTTCCTGAAGTTGTGTAGATAAAATCTTCCATTATTTCTCCTTTTTACTATATTGAGATTTACTCGTTTTATTGAGACAGCTTTCACATTTCCAACGCATTACAGGTCTTAACCTACTGCCAGAGGCTACCAGTTTAAGATTACTAGCTGGCTTCTCAGCCTGACAAGAACTACACCACTTTTTGTCCATCCCAACCTTCCTTTAAATATCCATATTCCGAAGAATCGCATACGGCTCTTGTATCTAAACATACATCGCACTTGTCCACCCATATCCTGTATTGATGGTCTTTCGGTCTGTGTATTCCCCATTTGCCCCCACATTCTGAACATACATTGTCAGGCTGCTGATCCGCTAGTCTCATTTAACTTATCCTTTTGTACTTGATAAATAACAGTTAATTGATCTCTAGCAGCTTTATTAGCCTGAAGTTCTTTATAATACTTACCAAAGGCAACTTTAAGTTCGGCAGGGCTATCTATTGCCTGTATTTTGGCGCAGTAGTCATCTGCAACAGAAGAATCTTCTATATCATTCCAAATATCTTCTCCAGCGTACAAAGACAATCCTAGACCATGTAGAGCAATTGCCTTGGCTAAAGCTCTTTGCATTGCAGTATTAACTGCAAATGCATCTGGATTAGGTATTGCTTTGTTGCGATAGTCCATAACAGGCAACTGGGCGGTCATCGACTTGCCAAACGCATTAACTGTACAAAACACCATCACAGTCTCGCCAAACTTCATCGGCTCACCATACGACCAAGTAGCAGTAGAGTCGTGCTGCAACAATGTATCTACAGCCCATGCCCAGGACAAGTAAGACAGTCCATTCTTCTTTTCTATCTTTTCCGATACATCAATCTTTCGTAGTTCTAAATATTTACTCATAACATCGCCTCGTTTTCTGCATCAGATATTGCTTTGTTTTCCCAGTAAGTATAGATAGCACTTGTAATCATTAAGCCGATTGTTGCTTTATCGCCACGATCCCAGGCATCTTTAATCGTATCCCAATGTTTTGCCAAGGCATCCTCAGTTACAGCCTCAGTAAAGTTATGGTAATCGCTTGGATCGTATTCTTTACGCAACTTAGCCTCTGCTGCCTCGCTAATCATATCGCCATACGCACATTGTTGTTCTACATCAAACGCTGTAGTTCTTTCTTGGTAGTCCATTAGCTGATCCCCCCAGTTTTATAGATATAAGCAAACATAGCTGGTGCAAGCATAAGTATTGCTGCTACAGCCCCCCAAAATAAGTCCTTCCATTCACCTCTGTAGTCTTTCATAATTCCCCCTATTTTTTAACCCAAATTGTTTTGTATGTGTTTGGCAAGCAAGTAGCACCAACACTAATCCGTACAGGTTTTTTAGTTTCTGCTCTTTTTGCTTCCCATTCTTTACGAGCAAATTTAGCTGCTTTTTCTGCCAATTCTAAAGATACTACTTTTCCATCAACAATAAATTCATAATCAGACTCAGGTGTATTGTGTGTATACACATAGCGAGAAATTTCGGATACTTCTGAATCAAAAGATTGCCAATCGTTTGCACGAAACTTGGCTACTTCGTTAGTTGATTTGTATGTAATTTGAAACTTCATTTTTTACCTTTCACAGTTATGAGCGACTGCCCATGTAGAAACAATAATCCTAAATGTAGAGATTTGCAATATAGGGATATACCCTAATGTAGAAGTGTTGTAGAATTACTACTACATAAGGAGAAAACATGGCAGATAAACAACCATTTGACAGGCTTTTAGAGGTCTTTGGCAGCTACAAAGGCATATCCGAGGCTCTAGGTATCAAGTATGTAACTGTGTACGCCTGGTTCATGCGTAATGGCATTCCAGAGAAACACCACGACACCATCATAGCTAAATCCGAGGGCAAGATTACAAAGGATGATCTTGTCTAGCTTGAATCAACGGACAATAACCCTACTAGAAGAAAGGGGATATGTGTGCGATACAGTCGAATCCTACAACGCCTTTACCAGGCGAAAAAAAGACTTATTTGGACTATTCGATATCCTAGCTATTGGAAAAGGCGAAACTATAGCAATTCAGCTTACTTCCAAAAGCAATATGTCAGCAAGAATAAAAAAAATAAGCAACTCCCCTTTCCTAGCAGAAGTCTTACGATCCAAGTGGAGAATCTTAGTAATTGGGTGGTTCAAAAAGCCCAATGGAAGGTACGATTACAAAGAGTTTGAGTTCTAGTTTATAATTACAGCAGCAGATTAGAACCTGTTAGTAATAATCCACAAGACCCTATAGGGTAGCTTTGAGCATTTAGCAAAAGTCGTGGATTCTTTTGTTAAGTGGTTCTAACTTAGAGCTACCCTATGGGGTTTTTCTATTTCTGCTCACCCGAAACGACAGGGTGTAAGAAGAAGTCGGGGATGGGCTAGAGGCTGACAGAGAAGAAGTGTCAGAGCGAGGGTCGACACCTGCGATAGCCGCCAAGATACTGGGTTGCGCCAGCTTGGGTAGAGTCGTTACTTGATACATCTCGCAACAATATCGCCACTAGTGGCGTTGGTCGTTCTATTGTCTTTAGGATAAAAAATGTTAATAAAAGAAAATGGTAAGTATGTATGGGTCGATAAACCAAAATCTCCTAAGCTTGTAGAAAAAATACAAAAACACCTAAATTATCTAGCATCTTGCAAGCAAGAAGAAACTGAAATATTTGGCATAGCGTACAAGGTAGAAGATAATAAATATTGGCAGTAAGTATATATAAAATATATATGCTGTAAGAAAATGTATAGAAAATATATCTTTTGTAACAAAATGTATAGTTATTTAACAAAATGTTACATAAACATTACTTTAGAATAGCTAACGCTACATTTATGTTTCGTATTGTTTACAAAAACCCATAAAAGTGCATGAAATATTAATAAAACTTAGTCATTGCATTTGTAGATAATCTACATTATGATTCTACAAAAGGAGATCATTATGCTAGATTACCCCAGCAACATACAAGGTGTTAGCCAAGAGATTTTTACAAAGCTAATGATGGCTCAATACGAGTCTGTAAAAGACATTATTAACCATGTCAAACCTAAACCCCTTACAGAAGAAAAGATATTAGATTTAATCGGTGAGCTTAGTAGGCACGATGGTGAGTTTACTTTTGAGTCATTCTGGCTAAAGTACGCAAGACTGATCGAGAAGGCTCATGGAATCGATTAGCTACATTACCTGTACGCATAACAGAAAGATATTTGAGGAATGTCTACTAATATCTCTTACATTAAAAGATGACGATGAGCTGATCGTTGTAGAAGATTCTAAGTCTATTGCAGAAGGTTATAACACAGGGATAGATAGGGCTAAGAACAAGATTAAGTGTTTTATTCACCACGATATTATTGTTACTAATCCCACTTTGTTACGCATGAATCTAATTGCGTATTGCACAGAGGACATTGGAATAGTTGGTGTAATTGGTAGCAAGACAGACGAAATACCTTGGTGGAATGGAGATTGCGTAGGCAGCGTATTAGATGCAAGAAAAGGTATAGTTTACTTTAGTCATGGAAAAGAGTTTTGTTATCACCTAGATGGGGTCTTGCTTGCAACTTGTCAAGATGTGCGGTTTGATGAAACCATACCTGGCTATCACTTATATGACCAAGACATCTGCAAGCAAATGATTAAAAAAGGATTAAGAAACTTTTGCATAAAAGATGGTTTTAGAATCCTGACACACTTTACCAATACACCTGTAGACCAAGAAGTAGATGGTTATGCAGAGGTTGAAAAATTTTACAGAAAGAAATGGCATGATCCTTGTTAAGTGGCTAGGCACAATACTGTGTTTAGCTGGTATTTTGCTGACCAGCTTTAATTTCTTTCCAGCCAACATTATTCTTGGTCTTATTGGAAGTGCATTGTGGACTCTGGCAGCTATGCACACTAGGGATTTACCCCTATTACTTGTAGAAGTAGTTTCAGTATTATTCTACTTATCAGGAATCGTTGTCTTTATTTGGAGAGTATATGGATATTAAATGTAAGTTGATAAAAGAGTTGCCAGATGGATCAGCCATTGTTACGATGGAGATGGATGAAGAAGCAAAAGATTGGTTGATCGGTGAAGGCTTTGTAGCGGTGCTCAAAGAAGCAATAAAGCACAGTAAGTCTTTGGTAACACCACAAATGTTAAAAGCTGCGAAAGGAAAAAAGAAATGAAAATTATCCAATCCGAGTTCTGGCATATTCTACAAAAGCATATCCAGGCTAGAAAAGCAAAATGAATTTAGTAACCACTTATTACAAAAGTGCTAAATGGCAAGATGATAATTGGCAAGTAGTAGAGCGACCAAGTTATAGATGGGAAAATAAAGTTGAACAATCACCTGAGTTTTTAAACTTTAAAGATGCACTAAATTGGATTATTAAACACGATGAGCTTTGAAACATTTTGGTCTATGTACCCTAGAAAGATTGCCAAAGGTGCTGCACTAAAAGCATGGCTAAAATTAAAACCGCTAGATCAACAACTGGCGATAGATGCATTGCCTAACCATGTTAAGCATTGGGAACTAAAGCAAACAGAGAAAGAGTACATCTGCCACCCAGCTACCTGGCTTAACGGCTGGCGATGGTTGGATGAAATAGACCTAACACCTAAGAAAGAAAAAGTAGATATGTCTTGGGTAGCAACAAACGAAGGCATAGAGAAAAAAGCAAAAGAGCTAAATGTTCTAGGCAATGGATACGATACTTACCACACACTAAAACAAAAATGCCTACAGAAAATGGGTATTAGTTTGCAATGAACAAAGTATATTGGGGAGATTGCAGAGACTCTATGCGCCAAATGGCTAAAGAAGGAATTAAAGCTCAAATGTGCGTAACTAGCCCACCCTATTACGGGCTACGAGATTATGGGGTTGATGGGCAGATTGGAAACGAACAAACACCACAAGAGTTTATAGACAATCTTGTAGAAGTATTTGCTTGTGTATGGGATGTGCTTGCTGACGATGGAACGCTTTGGGTTAATCTGGGAGATAGTTATTACAACTATAGACCAGGCAAAGGTCAGGCTTTAGTAAAACAATCAGTTGCCAATACCGATCAGGGTTTGCCACAAAGTTGTGCAAGGAGAGCAAACAAACTAGAAGGCTATAAAGAAAAAGATTTAATGGGGATGCCTTGGAAATTGGCTTTTGCATTGCAAGATTTTGGCTGGTATTTAAGGCAAGACATTATTTGGCACAAACCAAACCCAATGCCAGAGTCTGTGCAAGATAGATGCACCAAAAGCCATGAATACATATTTTTGCTGACTAAAAATCAAAAGTATTATTTTGATGGCAAAGCAATACAAGAACCTGCTGAAAATGCAGGCAAAGTTGGCGGTTCATTTAAAGGCAGACAAGGTGGTGCAGAATACCACGCACAAAGCGGTGGGGTTGGTAGCGATGCTAAAGAATATGAAAACCGCAACAAGCGTGATGTATGGTCTGTGCCTGTAAAACCATATTCAGGAGCTCATTTTGCAGTTTATCCTGAAGAACTTATAAAACCTTGCATATTGGCTGGCAGTAAAGTGGGTGAGATAGTTTTAGACCCTTTTTTTGGAAGTGGTACAACTGGTCAAGTTGCTCAAAATCTTGGAAGAAAATGGATTGGATGCGAATTAAACAAAGATTACAAAGAATTGCAAAATGAAAGATTACAACAACAGGGGTTGGAGTTACTCTGAGAAATGGAGAAAAGAATGCGAAGCAAGGGAAGTGTTGAGTTGGAAACTTGCTGATCGTAGAAAGTTCTTAGTAAAAGTAGAAGAACACAGAGGTTTAGAAGGCAGACAAAAACTAGAGGAAGAACTAATAAAACAATGGAATCTCCGCACAAAGCAATCGAATACATCATCACAAACTCAGGCAAGTACGCAGAAGCCAAGGCAAACCGAGTTTATATTGAGCAGTTCCTAAAAAGCAAAAAGGCTATGTTGATGGCTGAGACTGCTGGCAAAAGTGTTGCTGCTGCCGAAGTAGATGCTCTGGCACATAGGGATTACATAGAGTTGCTAGAAGGGCTTAAAGAAGCCATAGAGGTCGAAGAAAAGCTGAAATGGATGTTAACCGCAGCGCAAGCTAAAGTCGAGGTATGGCGCAGTTTAGAGGCATCTGCAAGGGTAGTAGAGCGAGTTACACATTAATGTATAGAAATAAAAAACTGCTAGAAATTGCTAGACAACTACCATGTCAACATTGTGGGATAGAAGATGGAACTATCGTGGCTGCACATTCCAACCAGCTCAGAGATGGGAAAGGTCGTGGACTTAAGGCATCCGATTTTCGCATTGCAAGCCTCTGTTTTCGCTGCCATGCGGAAGCCGATACATCTAGCACACTTACAAAAGTCGCAAGGATTGAGATGTGGGAACAGGCGCACAGAGCAACAATGGGTGAACTTTTTGAACGAGGACTTATTGGGGTAATTAAATGAGAACAGTATGTTGGTTTTCCTGTGGCGCTGCTAGTGCTGTAGCTACCAAAATTGCTTTAGCAGAGAGAGAGAGAGAGAGTGAATTAATCATAGCCTATACAGAAGTTAAAGAAGAACACCCAGACAATAAGCGGTTTTTGACTGAATGTGAGGAATGGTTCGGGCAAAAAATTGAGATTCTTGGTAATGATTTTTACGATAGGTCAATTTATAGGGTTTTTGAAAAAAACTACATTCGCACTCCTAAAGGCGCACCTTGTACAAGATCTTTAAAAAAGCAGATTAGAGAACGATTTGAAAAGCCAACAGACCGCCAAGTATTTGGTTATACCGCAGAAGAACAGGCTCGTTTAGACCGCTTTATAGATGCTAATGCTGATGTCAATATATGGACACCTTTAATAGAGAAGGGTTTGGGCAAAGAGGATTGTTTGGCAATGCTTAAAAATGCAGGCATAGAGTTGCCAGCAATGTACAAACTTGGGTATCACAACAATAACTGCATTGGCTGTGTCAAAGGTGGCATGGGTTACTGGAACAAGATAAAAGTAGACTTTCCTGAGCATTTTGACCGCATGGCAAAACTAGAAAGGTTTAAAAAGCAGACCATATTTAAAGATCGCTATTTAGATGAGCTAAAACCTACTGATGGAAATTACCCTCAAGAACCCAATATTGAATGTAGTATTTTTTGTCAAATTGCAGAAGATGAATTAAAGCTCCAAGGGATCAAATGAGCCAAACTCTGTAGCAACCATTTTAGCTCGCTGTCGAAACTTAGCATCATGCCTTTCCCATCCAGCTTGACCAGATTTATTAACTGGTTCTTCCCATCGAGAACAATGGATTAGCTCATGGCAAAATGTAGCAACATAAGTTAAATAGTGTGAAAGTCTATTTCTACTAATAGTAATCGTATGTGGAATTTCATTCGACTCCTCATAGCAATATGTTCCTAAAGCGTCTTTATCATTATTCACGACAAAGCGCACAAGCTCTACAGGTGGCATATTCCACTTATTAAAAGGATGTTGTTTACATAATGTAATATAAGTATCGGAGAGCAAGGTTGAATTAAATTTCATTTCCAGCTAATCCATTCTTTAGACTTTTGGTTGGTTTTACGATCTACATATACAGGCATACTAAAAGTAATCCCATGCTCAGGATGTGTCAACCATAAAGCCTGTCTTGGTGGCTCAAAGCCAAAGTTATTCTGATAGGCATACTCATCGTACCCTTTAAGTGATCCGTTGACAATTAATCGCTCTAGCTGGATAAGCTGATGCCAATGACCTAATAGCATGGTGTCGTACTCCATATCGATCTGTGCGTTTCTAGATCGTTTGCGGTGGTCTCCACGAATGATTGGACCAAGTGCGCCAATTACCCCATCACCACCCCTAAACTGATCGCCATGGGTAAGTAGATATTTATGCCCATAAACTGAGTAATAGGCATCTGATCCATCGGGAATATGAAAGGTAACTCGTTTATCGTTTTCAAATCGTTTGGCTAAAAATTGATATAGTAACCAATCAAAAGATGTAAAGTTTCTGCCTTTAGCTCGTATCTTATGGGTATTGCGCCCATGATTGCCTGATACGCAAGGCACAAAGACCTGACCAAACTCATCTGCTAAAGTATTAACGCACCATGTTAATACCCCAAACAGATCAAGAACTGTAGGCATGATCTCCATCTCATTGGTAGCCATTAGCTCCTCATGGATGTCACCACTTACCATGTCTCCACCTAGAACAAACACAATGCCAGGATAATCAGAATGGGCTACATGGTTTTGTAGAAGATCAACAGCCTTTTCTATCATTGCTCTAGCACGATCTTGTGCGATAGTAATGTTGTATTCGTTAACACCATTGATTTGATTGGGATCGACTATTTCTCCCCAATGCCAATCAGATGCAAATAGTGTTGGTATCCCAGCTTGGGACTTCTTTACTTGCCGTTTCAATGTCCAGTTAGGAATTTTAGGCTTGCTGTCGCTAAGTTTAACTATCTCTTTTTTGATATATTCAGCAGTCAAATCCTCTTTAGCCTGTGCAGCAATCGAGGACTCTAGCTGTCGTATTCGATCCCTAGCCTCGTTTAGCCTGTCTAAAAGAGAAGGCTCGTCTTTTACATTAGACTTTAAATTAGGCTGAAAACCCCGATGCTCTGCTGTATAGTATCTTTTATCGTAAGTTCCTGAGTTCATATTTAGCAACTTAGCAGCACCAGACTTAGTACCCGCTTTATGAAAGGCATCCATCGCTTCTTGCAACTGTGCATCGGTGTAGGGTCTTGATGGCATTTCTTACTTTCAGTTGTTAAGACATTGATATACTACACTTTTTTTTGTTACAATTCTACATATTATAAACTAGGGCTTATGAATGGCAAAAGACGCACTAGATTTGCGATTACAAAATTGGGCTTGGTATCTATCGTATGGGGTAGTTGGTCCACAACCTGACACTACTTGCCGATCTTTTGAAAAGAACTATGTACCCGAACTAGGTAATCTTTATACCGATCAAGAACCACACTACGAGCCAGACCAACTCGATGGAGATTTGATTGAGCAGTCGGTCAAAGGACTACCCTTACAGCATCGTAGAATATTAAAAGCTCGTTATGTTAGCCATCCATACGCTAGTCTTGGTCAACTATCCCATCACCTAAGAATGTCAGCGCATAAGCTAGAATTAGAAATTGGATATGCAAAGCGTAGATTACAAGACATCCTCGACAAGAGAGCCAAGTGCAAAGACCTTGAGGGTGTGTGCAAGGTGCAAGATACGCAGATCGACTGAGCATGGGCATCTTGAAATCTACAACAAGGGCATGAATGAGCGATTTGTCTGCCAAGAATGTGCCAATCGTCATAGCGACAAAGACCGCTAAATGCTTGCCTGTGCTGTTTGCAAGCATAGATCAGTATGTGCCATTAGAAGTGGAAGTAATCGTCTCTGGAAGCGATCTAAGGCTTCCTAGGCATAAGACCACGAATTTGCCTAATTATGGGCATAGCTTTGGAGAATCCTACAACTATGTAGTGAATTATGCCTTTACCAAGCATGACCATGTAATTGTGGCAAATGACGATATAGTGGTAAACCCTAACTCTTATACAAGACTTGTAGATGATTATATAAAGCTAATGGATGCTGATATAGCTTGGATGACTGCTAGATCGGATTATGCCAAAGGAGTGCAAAACATTCGAGTAGGGTCGCAAAGGAATGGAATACGATTTGTAGAAGAAAATCAAATACAAGAGATAGATGTATGTGTGCCATTGTTTGCACTTATCTCAAAAATGAGATGGATCGACTACCCACCAATCAACTGGTACTCGGATGATATTCAGTCGCTCAAGATGCGATACGAAGGATTTAGAAACTTTGTATCGACAAGCTATGTCCACCATGTTGGTAGTTCTACAATCGGCATGGATCACAAAAAGAACCACGATGAGGCAATGGAATGGATGAAAGACAACGAGCCAGAGTTCTATGAGTTCTTTCTTGCATAAATACAAAAAAGCAATTAAAATAGTCGTGGGCAAGTACGCCCATTTTTTTTATGGGTGATACATGAAAATTGCTATCGGTTTATTAGACGAAATGGACAAGGAAGAACAAGAAGAATACCTTGTAAGCCCAGAAATGAATAAAGAAATGGTGAAAGCATTAGAGAAAACGCACCATTTTGGTTATCCAAGCGAAAAATTAGCTAAATTTTGGGGTATGGAAGTAGATGAAGTACAGTTTTATCGCTGCGGAAACTGCAAGTATTTCTGTGATACTCCTGAAGCAATCGAGGCTGTACAGGCTGAGATTCCTACTTCAGATGGCTATTGCGAGAAGTATGAGTTTGCTTGTATGTCTGAAAAAGTCTGTGATTCTTGGGAAGGTAAAGAGGAAGAAAAAGACGAAGGAGAAGAAGATTGAAACAGGGTCTTTATGCCAACATCGCAGCAAAGCGTAAGCGTATTGCCGAGGGTTCTGGTGAAAAGATGCGTAAGCCAGGTACAAAAGGCGCACCAACCGCAAAGGCTTTTAAACAAGCTGCTAAGACTGCTAAACCAGTAAAGGCAAAAAAATGAAAATGACCAAAGGACAGAAGAAAGTCGGCAAAGTCATGGGCGAATACAAGGCTGGTAAGCTCAAGTCTAGCTCAGGCAAGAAGGTTACAAACCCTAAACAAGCAGTAGCAATCGCTATGAGCGAAGCTGGGTATAAGAAAAAGAAATGATAAAGAAGGGTAAGGAAACATTCTCAGGCTATAACAAGCCAAAGAAAACTCCTAGCCATCCTACTAAAAGCCACGCAGTATTGGCAAAGGTAGGAGAAACAGAAAAGTTGATCCGTTTTGGTCAGCAAGGTGTAAGCGGTGCTGGATCGAATCCTAAGACCGAAGCTGGTAAAGCAAGACAAAAGAGTTTTAAGGCTAGACACGCTGGTAACATAGCGAAGGGCAAATTGTCCGCTGCCTTTTGGGCTGACAAAGTAAAGTGGTGATATAATATTCCCAAATGGGAGTATTAAATGCCAAACTACAATAAAAAGATTGAAGTTTCTTGCCCTAACTGCAAAACTGTTAGGCTTG